GAAACACGGACTGTTTAATACAATGAAACTTAATGATGCTTATCAATACGTTGATGATATTGTTGAGACTATGCCTAAGGACCAGCGGTTCATAGCATACACTGCAGCATACATTATGTACAACGCGGTGATTAGACACTATGAAGTTAACATGATTTGCACAGAGAATAAAGATGCAGACGACTGATTGGTTTGACATACTAATGGGAATTATGATATTATATCAAGCCAGTTTATTATATTTAATAGGAGTATCTAATGGCAAACTTTAAATCATACATACTATCTGATGGTAGTTGTTGGACATCTAAAGAAGTATCAGAATCTACAGGTATTAACATCACCACTATAAGATGTAGACTAGCTAGAAGTCAAGACGTGAATATCGTTTTCGCCCCGAAGCTGATTGGTAGTTCTAAAGGTGGACACTATAAACAGTACAAGCTCACGGACGGTACATTGTGGACAGTACCTGAAGTTGCTGCATACATTGGGTCATCATCAACAACAGCAGGTGCTAGACTATGGAGGTCTAAAGACCCAGCTGTAGTACTAGCACCTGTACTTACACAACAAGGTAGGGATGGTATCAAGTTATCTAAAGATATACTAGACCGTATGTACTTTGCAGATAGAGACTGGTGGTTAACATTTGGGAGAGGAACATGAGTGATGAGTACTATGACGTAGCTATGCAATTAAACGTAGTGATTGAGGTCAGTGCTAAGAGTAAGAGAGAAGCAGAAGAGAAGCTATACTCAATGGATGATGAAGACTTGATATGTTTATTAGCAGAACAAGTACACTTCACTGGTATGCCTGATGCTACTACACTTAACTAAGGAGAAGTATGCGTATCACACTAGAACGAGAGTATAAATATCTCTTAAACAAAAGCACTGGATATAGAGCAGGTTGGTTAGCTTGTCGAGATAACTTAATCCCAGCCAGTACTCAGTACACTACTGAATTTGATGAAGGGTATAGCGATTGCTATGCCAATAGTCAAACACCGCCTGATACATTTGATTATGTTGAAGGCATTTAAGTATATCGTATATTGCGATGTACAATTATAAAACAATAAAGGAGTAACAATGCTAGTAGAAGGAACAACAATCTTTAAGACATTCTTAACTGAACACGATACCTACCAAGGTCAATCAACAGGTAAGTATTCTTTACAAATTAAACTTGATGGTTCAACAGCCTCACGTTTAACGAAGGAAGGAGTAGTCATTAAAGAATATGAAGGCGAACCTATCCGTAAGTTCACCAGTAGATATGATGTACCTGTGTACTTAAGTAAGACTGAGAAGTGGGAAGAAGAACTTCCAAGTGGTACTAAGGTAAAGGTCAACTACATTACTAAGAAGCATCCAACAGCAGGTGAAGTACCTTATGTTCAAAGCATCTTAGTATTAGAGATGGGTGAAGGTATGGCTAACGACCCTAAGGCTGCTCTGTTTTCAGATGAAGCACCTTAAGTAATAGGATGGGCAAGGGGAAAGTCCTTAAAGCAGGAAGATAACTACTGTGAAGCACCACCAAATTATAAATCAATAACCAAAGGATAACTATGAGTAAGTTTATTAAGCACACAAGCTGCCCAAAGTGTGGTAGCGAAGACAACTTAGCTGTATATGATGACCATGAACATTGCTTCACTGAAGGGTGTGAGCATTGGACAGGTAATGCTACAGCTCAAGTCACTACCTCATTCAAGAGGAAGATAACAACAAGCACTGAGCTAGCAGTCAAGGGTGTCTGGGGTTCTATACCTAAGCGTAGAATCTCTGAAGCTATCTGTAAGCAGTACAAGGTACGAGTAACTGAAGATGGTAACACACATTACTATCCATTCACAGACCAGGCGTGTAGAGTAACAGCTTATAAGGTACGTGAAGTATCAACAAAGAAGTTTCATACAGAAGGCAGCTTCAAAGAGACAGGCTTATTTGGTGAGTGTCTCTGGGATAAGGGTGGTAAGTACATCACTATCACTGAAGGTGAGATAGATGCCTTGTCTTTAGCTGAGGTATTCAATGGTAAGTGGGCTGTATGTTCTCTAAAGAATGGTAGCTCTAGTGTTGAATCATCTATACAAGGTAGCTATGACTTCTTAGATTCCTTTGATTATATAGTCTTAGCGTTTGATAAAGATGACGCAGGAAAGAAAGCAATAGATAAAGCAATCGAGATGTTCTCACCTGAGAAGATTAAGATTATGTCCTACCCTGAGGGTTACAAAGACATCAGTGATATGTTACAAGCTGGTCTTGTTAAAGAGATTACTGAATGTTTCTGGAACGCTAAGAGCTGGATGCCTCAAGACATCATAGGTGCTACACAACTAAAGGATACTTGGATGGAACGTCCAGAGAAAGCATCAGTTGAGTATCCATGGGTGTGTCTGAATCAAATGACTAAAGGTTTCAGGTTAGGTGAGTTAGTAACTATCACATCAGGTACTGGTATGGGTAAATCATCTGTAGTCAGGGAGTTAGAATATCATTTACTAACACAAACACCAGACAAAGTGGGAGTAATTCACCTTGAAGAAACAAATGAACGTACCATTGATGGGTTAGTTGGTATTCATTTGAACAGACCTTACCATTTAGATGAGGTAAGAAACATAACTAAACCTGAAGTAGCTGAAGAAGCCTTCGATGACCTCTTCATTAGAGATGAGGGTGAAGCTTTGACTTTGTATGATGGTAAAGAACTATCCATTGAGAAGATAGTAAGTCGTATCAGGTTAATGGCTAAGGCACAAGACATCAAATGGATTGTACTTGACCATCTTAACTTGGTAATGTCAGGTGATGCTAATGGTGATGAGCGTAGAAACATTGATGCTCTTATGACACAGCTACGTGAGGTAGTAGTTGAGACTAACATTGGATTGTTTGTTGTGTCTCACCTATCAAGACAACAAGGTACACCACATGAAGAAGGTGGAGCTATCTCGTTATCTCACTTACGTGGGTCACAGGGTATAGCACAGCTATCTAATATGGTGATTGCTTTAGAACGTAACCAACAAAGTGAGGATGCCTTAGTAAGGAATACAACAACACTAAGGGTTCTTAAGAACAGATACACAGGCGAGACAGGCGTGACTGGGTATCTACAATATAACGCAGACACTTCTAGACTTAAAGAAGTAGCAATGATGGATGAGGTATTTGGATGAGTAAAGCAATCTTCGACATAGAAACGAATGGTCTTAAGCCATCAGTTATATGGTGTATTGCAGTCAAGATAGTAGGGACGTGGGGAGAGACTGTAGTATTTGAACCTAAAGATGTACATAAGTTTCCACAATGGTTACGTGATAACAACATTGATACATTAATAGGACATAATGTAATCAACTTTGACATACCTGTTGTAGAAAGACTACTACACTTTAAATGGTGGGGTAAGTTAGAGGATACATTAGTAATGTCTAGACTAGATATGCCATCTCGTAAGGGTGGTCACAGTTTAGATGCTTGGGGTGAAAGACTGGGTGAAGCTAAGGGTGACTTTGGTAAGCAAGAAGATGCTTGGTCTACATACTCTGAGGATATGAAAGAGTACTGTGTACAGGATGTTAATGTTACAAGCCTGGTGTATGGTATGTTATCAAGACAGAAGCTAAGCCCAGTAGCCTTAGAACTAGAGCAAGTGGTAGCTAGAATCATCAATGAGCAGAGAGATAATGGCTGGGACTTTGATACTAAGGCAGCTATAACTCTACAAGCAGAACTAAAGCAGGAGATGTTCAAGGCTGAGGATGAAGTAAGAGAAGTCTTTGTACCATTAAAGACATTCAAACCAGTTAGCTTCCCTAAGAAAGCCTATACAGATGATGGTGAAGTAGCAGCTTCATTACAAAGACACCTAGACCATCTAGCTTATGTACACACAGAGGACGGATGGGGGTATGATACATATCCTGAGTTTAATTTAGGCAGTCGTAAACAGATAGCTCGTCATCTTATACACTATGGATGGGAGCCTACTGAGTTTACAGAGCAAGGAGCTGTGCAGGTCTCAGAGACGATTCTAGAGAGTGTTGACTTTCCTGAAGGTAAGTTGATAGCTAGGTACTTAATGTTGCAGAAGAGGCTAGGTTTGGTGTCTTCATGGATACAATCAGCAGGTATTCTAGATAAGATACACGGTTATATTAATCCAATAGGTACTATCACTGGAAGAATGACACATAGTAATCCTAACATAGCACAAGTACCATCTGCTGGTAGTGCTTATGGTCAGGAATCTAGACAGTTGTTTGGTGTAAGACCAGGATATAAGTTAGTAGGTTGTGATGCTAGTGGTTTAGAATTAAGGATGTTAGCCCACTATATGGACGATGAACAATACACTAAGGAGGCAACAGATGGAGATATACACACAGCAAATCAAGTGGCTGCAGGACTTGAATCAAGAAATCAGGCAAAGACTTTCATCTATGCTTTCCTGTACGGAGCTGGAGACGAGAAGATTGGAAGCATTGTCGGAGGAACAAGTACAGATGGTAAACGACTTAAGAAGAACTTCCTCGATAATACGCCAGCACTTAGAGATTTACGAAAGCGAGTTACAAAACTGTCTGAGAAAGGCACAATCGAAGCATTAGATGGTAGGAAGATACACATAAGAAGTACACACGCTGCATTGAATATGCTACTACAGTCAGCTGGAGCAATCGTTATGAAGAAAGCTCTAGTATTACTGGAAGGTTATGCAAAGCAGTACAAGATTGATTACAAATTCGTGGGTAATATTCACGATGAGATTCAAACAGAAGTAAGGGAAGACCAAGCTGAGTTCTTCGGAAGCTTAGCAGTAGGCAGCATCATAGAAGCAGGCGTAGCATTTGATATGAAATGTCCTCTTGATGCTGAATTTAAGATAGGTAATAACTGGGCTGAAACCCACTAGGAGTTAGTATGAAGAAGATTGAAAGTTTAGTAGAAGATATCTATGAGGTGTTAAAGACAAACCAAGCAGCAGAAGGTGTTGATGTTGAGAAAGTGATTGATGATTTCGGAGAGGCTATGAAGAATATCCTTAAGAATCAAGTACTTACGAAGCATGAAGACAAGCGTACGTTGCGTATGAGTAACATTGGTAAGCAGGAATTGTACCTTTGGTATTTACATAATGGTTACGAAGCAGAGAAGATGACATCACAAACCTTGATGAAGTTCTTATATGGTCATGCGACTGAAGAATTAGTATTAGCACTGGCTGAATTGTCTGGACATACAGTTACTAATAAGCAAGGTAAAGCAGAAGTTGAAGGCATCAAAGGTTCTATGGACTGTGTCATCGATGGTGTATTAATAGATGTTAAGACAGCATCACCCTTCGGATTCAAGAAGTTTAAGGAAGGTTCAGTAAGAAGTGATGACCCATTCGGTTACTTAGACCAGCTCCGAGGATACGCTGAATCGTTAGGTAAGGACGAAGGTGGGTGGTTAGTCATTGATAAGACAAACGGTGCCTTATGCACTAACATTGAGAGTTTCAAGTACGATGATGACATCAAAGATAGGATTAAGTACCTGAAATGTATGGTTGAAGATAACATCTCACCTGAGAAATGCTTTGCACCTGTACCTGATGGTAAGTCTGGGAACTTAAAGTTAGCTATGCAATGTAGTTACTGTGTTTACAAACGTCATTGTTACCCTGAAGTTAAAGTATTTAGTTACTCAACTGGTCCAAGGTTCTTAACTAAGATTGTTAATTACCCTAAGGTTAATGAGATTTACGATTACTTTGAAGATAAGTAAAGCACACATAAAACTTGACATAATTAGATAGTATGATAGGGTTACTATATGATACATAACAGGAGAAACAAGATGACAATACCAACATATAGAGATTTACAGGAGAGGATTCTAGTACTTGAAGGTAAGCTTAAGTATTGGTCTGGGTTAGCTTCACTAGATGAACCTATCAAAGTACCTAAATATAATAAAGATAAGGAGAAATAGTGGCTAGAAATAATAAGTGGCGTGCTACCTATAGAGGTGCTGACTCTAAGTGGGAAGGGGAGTTATCTGTAGGTGTGATGAGAGATTGTGAACATCACCCTGAGAAACTACCTTATGTAATTGAACATAACTATACACCCGACTTCAAATCTAAGAAGTATATAATAGAAGCTAAAGGCAGATTCATGGATTCAACTGAAGCTGCTAAATACAAATGGATACGCAAGAGCTTACCTAGCCATATAGAACTTGTGTTCTTATTCATGAAGCCTAATACACCAATGCCTCATGCTCGTGTCCGTAAGGATGGGACTAAAAGAACGCACGCTGAGTGGGCTACAAAGAATAACTTTAGATGGTTTACAGAAGATACAATCAAGGAGATATTATGACTAAAGAAGATATGTGTGAAGCCTTATCAGAAGATTACGCAGATAGAGTAGCAAGAGCAGGGAGTGATTACGATGATGCGTATGAGCATTACCTAGCTAGGTGTCGAACACGAGAGGCTTCAGAACTAAAAAGCCAGCTTATTTCAGCTGGCTTGGATAAGTCTGGGTTTCTATACGGTGA